CAACCAACGCCAACCTCAACACATCCCAAACCTCAGAACCATGCGGAGCCTCAAAAAACAACAACACACCATCATCAAACGTCGCAGAATAAACCACAGACACCTCATCAGGATCCGGATCAACCAACACAATAGACAACGAACGCGTCTCACTGAAATTCACATTAACCAAAAAGTTCATACCACAACCCTACTACATTGTCAAATAACAAGCAGACACGGGCGATCAAAAGTCCAAAAATGCGAAAAATTTAGATACGGTTCCTAGATTCCGCCTGTAGCCGAAAACCGACCAAAAAACGATTTCTTTGGTCGGCTTCCGGTTGGGGTTACTTGCGTTCGCGTAGCAACTGGCGAAGGTGGTTCAGGTCGCGCGCGCCTCCAATCCAAAAGACCGAGGCGTTGCCCTTGGCGAATTCGACAATCTCGATTAGGAGCATTGCCCACGCGCGAATTTTGGCGGTGTCGGTTTCTCCGGCGTGCTGACGGAACTCGATGGTCTGGGGGCGGTAGTTGCCGTTCTGGAAGTGGGTGGCGGTGTTCACGGCGCGATACTTCTCGCTTCCGTAGCCTTGGCGCGCGTGGTCGCTGTCGGCTAGTTTCGGCTCTTGCGCGTAGTAGACGCCAGAGCGCCCGGCGATAGGGTCGAGGATGTGGAGGGCTTGGCGTTGGTTGCGTTTAAAGAGTTCGAATTGAGTGAGGGGTAGCCTTTTTATGGATGCTGAAAAATTTTTTAGTAAAAAATCGTCTGAGCGTGGTATTGCGGATGAGCCGGTTGTTGAGCCGGTTGAGCCGGATTTTTCTGTTGAGCAGATTTTGGATGTGTTGGGTCAGTATTTTGATGCGCGGTTGAATGTGATTGAGCAGAATTTGGATTTGCCTTGTGTTTTGGGTGTGGATATCGCGCGCATGGGTGATGACTATAACGCCGTGTATACGAACTATAGGGGTCGTTTGCGCTTGTATGACAAGTGGAATAAGGTGACGTTGACTGAGACGGCTGGGCGTATTCACCGTATTGCTGTGGATACTAACGCTGATGAGGTTCGTATTGACGGTTCTGGTATTGGTGCTGGTGTTATCGATATTTTGATGAATGATGGCAATTATGACCGTAAGGGTTATAAGGTTGTGGCGATGATTGGTTCGGGTAAGTCGCCTGATACTTTGCGGTGGTTGAACGCTCGTGCTTTGTATTATGACCAGATGCGTGAGAAGATGGCGAAGCGCGAACTGGACATTGACCCTCGTGATGAGAAGTTGCTTGATGAGATGTTGATGATTAAGTTTAAGTTCTCACCTAAGGGTGGTGTTCAGATTGAGTCTAAGGATGATATGCGTTCTCGTGGCATGAAGTCTCCTGACAATTTGGATGCAGCAGTTTATGCTTGCGCTGAGATTGATGATTTGATTAACAATCCGTATGCTGAGTATGAGATTGGGTCGTTGGTTACGTTGGATCCGTGGGAGATGATGGAACTTAATGACCGCAGTGGTATGCCTATTTAGGCATGGTAGACTGGTTTAATGGAAGAAAATCTGGATTTACACGCACTTAATGAGAAGTTTTCGCGTCTTGAAGACGAGAATATGGAACTTTCTGAGGCTTTAAACAATGTTTCGTTGATGTTGGATAATGCTGGCTGGAATAAGGTTCATGACATTCAGAGTGCTGGTATGAGCCTTTTTGACTTGCACAGGGCTTCTGAGCAGTTGCGTGAGTTGGCTATTGGTAATCCTTTGATTAAGCGTGGCTACAAGTTGCGTTCTTCTTACATTTGGAGCCGTGGCTTCAATCTTCCTAAACTTACCCCTCAGGTTAAGAACCGTTTGTTGTCGCCTGTTAATGAGCGTTCAATGTTTTCTCCTATTTCGCATGAGGAGTTGGAACTTGCAGCGTACACTGACGGTAACGTTTTTGTGTTGGGTCGCAAGTCTGACCAGCAGTTGATGCGTGTTCCTATTGCCGAAATTTCGGGTGTTATGACTGACCCTGACAATAATGAGGTTATTTGGGCTGTTCGTCGCACTTGGAACCGCACTTTCACTGGCGGTTCGGTTGTGAATGTTAGCAAATGGTATTACACTGACACTTACCCTGATGACCAGCCTAAGGCTCGTGCTTTGAAGACTGAGAATGGTTCTGAAGAGGCTGATCTTAACTATGTGATGTTCCATCAGGCGTTCAATTCGCAGGTTGGTTGGACTTTTGGTGTTCCTGATGCTTTGTCTGTGATTGCTTGGGCTCGTTTGTACCGCGAGTATTTGGAGAATGGTGCGATTATGACTAAGGCTTTGGCCCAGTTTGCGTACAAGATCTCTAGCAAGAGCCGTACTGGTGTGGCTAATGCTGCTGCTAAGGTTGCGGTTGCTGACGGTCAGAAGAACCGTATTGGTGCTACTGCTGCTATGGGCAGCGATGTTGATTTGACTCCAGTGTCTAAGGGTTCAGGTTATGACTTTGAGGCTGGTAAGTCTTTGGCTGCGATGATTGCTTCTGGTTTGGAAGTTTCGATTGTTGCACTTTTGGCTGACCCTTCATCTTCTGGTTCGTATGGTACTGCACAGACTTTGGACACTCCTACTATGAAGGCTATGCAGGCTCGCCAGAATGTGTGGTCTTTGTTCTATAAGCGCGTGCTGCGTTTCTTGGGTGCACCTAAGGGCATTGATGTTACTTGGCCTTCGATTGAGGTTGAGCCTACCCACCGTATGGTTCAGGCTTTGGCTATGGCTTGGGAGTCTGGCATTTTGAACAAGGAAGAGTACCGTGCTGCAATCGTTGACATTTTGGATGTTGTCGAGACCAGCCCGAACGCCCCTTCTGGCGTGATGTTGCCTAACAACTCTGAGTTCGCTGCAACTAAGTCAAATGATGCTAACCCTGATGGCGGTGTTGTTCCTGCACAGGGGCAGACTGGCAAGGTTGGTTCGATCACTGACAACAATTCAGCGCGTAACGCAGATCAGGGCAAGTAATTTTCCTCTGTGCTATTATTGCTAATAGTAAATATTATTTTATTGCGCTTGGAGCATTATGAAAAGACTAGATGAGTCTGTTGGTTTTGAAGCCAGCCAATCTGGTAACAAATGGCGCGTAAAGGTTATCGAAACCGGTTGGGGTTCATCGGGTTATTACGGTGCTGACATGCTTGCAAAGTATGGTCCAGCCGTTTTCACTGAGGGTACTAAGGTTTTCATGAACCACCCTAGCGCCAATGAGGCAACTGATCGCCCTGAGCGCGACATCCACCAACTTGCTGGCAAACTTGTCTCTAATGCTGTCTTTAACGAGTCTGACCAGTCGCTTTACGCTGACGTTCAGTTCTATTCTCACTACGCCCCAATCATCAAGGAGATGGCTGGCGATGTAGGTCTATCAATTCACGCTCTTGGTAACGCCCAAATGGGTGAAGCCGATGGGCGCAAAGGTCCAATTATCGAGTCTCTAGTGGCAGATCCGCTGACTAGTGTCGATGTGGTAACTGTGGCTGGTGCAGGTGGCAAGTTTATCTCGCTGCTTGAGAGTTACAAATCAAATGACGAATTCACAACCGTGGAAGAGTCACTAGAAGAAGAAGGAAATATGTCTATTACCAAGGAAGAATTTGAGTCAGCAATTGCTGAACTTAAGACTGCCTTCGTTGAGGCACTCACCCCAGTTGTAGAGTCGGTTTCGATTCTTGCTGAGGCTGCAAAGCCTGCTGATGTTGTGGAGGGTGAGGAAACTCCTGCTCTCGACCCAGTAGACGTTGCTGAGAAGTTCAACGAATCAGGACTGCCTAAGATTGCTCTAGCACGCGTTGCTGAGTCATTGAAGTCAGAATCAAACACCAAATCTGTTGATGAACTACTTGCTGATGAGGTTGCTTACGCTACCGCTATCCGCACTGAGGTTTCTGAGTCTGTTGCCGTTGAGGCCCCAGTCGCAGGTAACGTTAAGGAAGCAGCGAAGTCAACTACCCTACTCGACGAGTTTGAGGCCATTGTGTCTCGTAACAAGAAAGGCTAATCATGGCTGCAAATGAAGTTTACGCAGATGCCGATTCCCTCGTTCTTCCAGTAGCAAGCACCGTAACCTCGGGAGCAGCAGTTATTGTTGGCTCACTTGTTGGTGTTGCGCTTAAGGATGCAACTGTTGGCGAAGATGGCAACTACTACACCACCGTTAAGTTTGAGGGCGTTTTCCGTCTTACAGTTACCGGTACTCTAACCGTTGGCGCTGCTGTTTACATCACCTCTGCTGGTGCTCTAAACGTTACCGCTTCTGGCAACACTCTATTCGGTTACGCTCTAAAGCCTAAGTCAGCATCTGGTGCTGGCGAGGCTTGGGTTAAGATCGCTGCGAAGTAAGAAGGATACTCATGTCTAATATCACTACTCGTCAACTCGAGGCTGCAAAGATCCTTGATGGTGCGCTTCGCGGCGACCGCATGGACCAGTTGAAGGTCAAGGAAGGTATCTCGACCTCGGACTTCCCAGTTCAGATCCAGCCTTACCTAAACCGCATCCTTCTTGAGAACTATGCTGCAATTCCAAAGGTTTGGGATGCTTTCGCAACCAAGACCGTTTTGGATGACTTCCGTCCTCAGAAGTACTTCCAGTTCAAGTTCGATCAGGACAACATTCCTGCTGAGAACGGTGGAAACGCTTTCATCGATGGCTCACTTCCTAACGTTGGCGAATACGACGAGTACCCTACTCTGTCATTCTCAGCCACCGAGCAGGAAATCAGCGTTAAGAAGTCTGGTGAGCGCATCCGCTTCTCATGGGAGTCAATCATCAACGACAACAACTTTGGTGTCATTGAGCGTCTTCCTATGGAACTTGCTATGCACGCTGCAGGTCTTGAAGACCGCGAAGCAACCAAGCAGTTGGTTTCTGGTTCAGGTCTAAACACCACCAACTTCAACAGCACCAACCAGAACATCGGTACTTCAGGTAACGGTGCTGGCGTGAACCCTGCTCTAAGCATCGATTCACTTCAGAAGGCAATGAACGCTGTTAACCAGCAGACCTACAACGGTCGCCCAATCACCCCAGTACAGTCATGGACCCTTGTGGTTTCACCTGCACTTGAGATGACTGCACGCAACATCCTTTCTGTAACTGAACTTCGTACCACCGTTGGTAACGACCTTCAGATCCACGGAAACCCTGTTGCTGGCCGCGTTAACGTTGTTGTTAACCACTGGCTAACTCGCATCAACGCTAATGCTGGTGCTTACTGGTTCCTAATCCCAGCCCCATCGACCTCACTGAACCCTTCAGTTGTTCTTTCGTTCCTTCGTGGACACGAGACTCCTGAACTTCGCGTGAAGTCAGAGGGTGGCTTGCTACTTTCAGGTGGCGAGGTTCCTGTACGCGCTGGATCGTTCGACAACGACGACTTCCAGATGCGTATCCGTCACCTTGCAACCGGTGGCTTCCTAGTACCTGCTGGTACTTTCGCATCGACTGGTGCAGGCGCTTAATAAACGCTAACGAAGAGACCCTCAGCCGAAAGGCTGGGGGTTTCTTTTTGCCTCTGTGCTAAAATGTTGTTGCGGTCTTCTCCTAACCGTGTTGTGTTGTGTGGATACAACTAACTGCCCTGTTGAGCCTTGCTCCGGGGCAGTTTTCCTTTGGGTGGTAGAATAGAGTATTGTGATTATTTTTCCAGATTCCAACTTACCTTCACAGTCTCAGGACTGGGGAGATACTGTTGAACGCGAAATCAAAAAACTTGATAAGCGTACTGGTGGCGGTCGCAGTGGCGCTAATGGGCAAGATGGCAATGTTGGACCGCAAGGACCTGCTGGTCCTGCTGGACCGCAAGGAGAACAAGGTGTTCAAGGAGCAACAGGCCCACAAGGTGCTGATGGCGCTGACGGTGCTACAGGCCCTCAAGGAGCGCAAGGACCTCAGGGCGCGCAGGGGCCTCAAGGCGATACTGGACCTCAAGGACCTCAAGGTATCGACGGACCTCAGGGTACGCAAGGAGCGACAGGTGACATGGGGCCTATGGGGCCTCAAGGTCCACAGGGCGATACCGGTCCTATGGGATTGCAAGGCCCAAAGGGTGATACGGGTGCTACCGGAGCGACAGGTGCTACGGGTGCGACTGGACCTACTGGCCCTCAGGGCGATACTGGTGCAACAGGTCCTATGGGCCCTGCTGGTCCAACTGGTCCTGCAGGTGCTGACGGCTATAATGGCACGAATGGTATTTCTGCTTACCAAGTAGCGGTTGTTTATGGTTTTACTGGCACTGAAGAAGAGTGGCTTGCTTCACTAGTTGGCGCTCAGGGGCCACAGGGGGCTACTGGAGCCACTGGCGCTACCGGACCCCAAGGCGACACTGGAGCGACTGGTGCAACTGGCGCTACGGGCGCTACAGGGCCTACTGGACCTACAGGAGCAACAGGTCCACAGGGTCCAGCCGGTGCTGATGGTGCAGCGTACGGTAACATTGATGGTGGAACACCAAGCAGCGTCTATGGTGGCGCTTTAATTATTAATGGTGGTGGAGTTTAATGGCTGTAATTATTCAACTTAGAGGTGGCACTGCAGCCCAATGGACTGCATCAAACCCTATTCTTGCAGAGCGAGAATTTGTTGTAGAAACAGACACTAACAAAAGCAAGATTGGCGATGGTGTCAATCACTGGAACGATTTGCCATATAACCCGATGGTCGGTGTGCCAACCGTCATCGATGGTGGTACTGCCTAGCGTGGTAGAATAGAGTATTATGGCAGACATCCCAAGCA